GGCTACTGGACTTCCCTGACCTGGAGAGTGTGACCAGTTTGTATGATGTCCTGGAGCGTGACGTTGAATGGAGGATCCAGGAGATTGTGGACAATGGAATTTACCATGCACCGGAGCCTGTTCTGGATCTTGCATTTGCGAAGGAGAGAATGACGGTTGCATACCTGGAAGCACAGCAGGACGAGCTTTCCCTGGATAAGATAAATCTGATGGTACAGTTTATTGAAGAGTGTGATGCACTGATGCAGCCACCTGAAGGTGCTCCACCAGCTCCGCCAGCTGCACCAGCAGAAGGAGAACTACCGTTGCCGGAGGGTGCAGGACCAGGTGTTTCTCTTCCACCTGAACCAATGCCTGGAGAAATGCCAGGTGGGCCAGGGATGGCAGCACCACCGGCAGCGTTACCACCATCACTACCAATATAGAAAACGGATATGGAAGAAGAACAAGCGGAAACAACAGAATTAACCCAGGAGCAGCGGGAAGAAGCAGAAGTAAAACAAGATGAGGAACAGATTGCAGAATGGATTGCAGACAGGGTTCCCCAGGAAGAAACTGAGAAGGTTGAAGAAACAGAAGAAGAAGTAGAACCGGAACCGGTTGCTGCAGAAGAATCGCAGGAATCAGAACCGGAACCAGAACCGGAACCCGCACCGAAGGTAAGCAAAGCCTTTTCCAAGGTTGCAGCAAAGGAGAGGGAAGTTCAGAAGGAACGGCAGCAGCTGATGAAAGATAAAGCTGATCTGAAGCCACTCCAGGAAGCACAGGAAGCAGCGAACCGTGGAGACATGATTACTGCCTTGGAGAAAGTTGGCTGGACATACGAAAATGCAACAAACCAGGTGCTCCAGGATGGAAAGCTGCAGCCAAAAGAATCTGCACCAGCTGCACTAACTCCAGAGGTTGAAGCACGTCTGGAAAAACTTGAAACAATGGAGAGACAAAAACAGATTGACAGTTACGTTAATAGATTGAAAACTAAGGTTACAGGCAACCCAGATTATGAGCTCGTTGCAGCTCAATGGGATAATGCCTGGCCCACAATTTTAGAGATGCAGAAGATTGTCGCAAATGAAACCGGCAGCGTTAAGCCGGATGATGAAATTCTGCAGGAAGTAGAAACATTTTATGAGCAACAGACTCAACAGCTTGCCAAATCCAGTAAGCTGAAAAAACTGTTCCAGTCCGATACTGGCCCCACGGAAACACCATCGGAATCTCAACGGACAAGAAAAACTCTTAGAAACAAAATTTCGGCCTCGCAGCCAACTAAAAGAGTTGAACCCAAAACAAAAAGGGAAAGACTTGAGGCTGCACTTGCAGCTGCATCAGCGACTGCATAAAGAGGTCATAATGTCCAAATATATAAGGAGATTCTTATGGCAGCAGCAACAATGACTGCATGGGACAAAGCCTTAAAGCAATATTACAGGAGTGAAGAAGTCGCAAAAGTAGTTTACGACTCACATCCGTTCCTCGAATTGGTCCCAAAGGACCCAGGCTTTAAAGGCAAAAATGCGCCCATTCCAATTTATTACACTCGGCCTATGGGACGATCTGCAACGTTTGCCACTGCGCAAACCAACAGTACGGCCTCAAAGGTGGGAGAGTTTTTACTAACCCGAAAAACCAATTACGGTGTAGCACAAATTTCTGGTGAGGCAGCAGCTGCTTCACAGGGTGATCGTTATAGTTTCCTTAGTTTTAGGGCTATTATATAGCAATGTATAATATGAACTTCGTGAATTGCTGGAAAAGCAGGAACTGCCAATCAGCAGCCAAGCCTGAAAAGGAAGGTTCAGAGACTATCCGAAAGGAGTACAGCCAAGTGGCTGGAAGCGCGAAGCAACCTACAGGGTTGAAGATATAGTCCGATCTGCAAAGTCGAATTTGCAGCTGCCGAAAAGCGGTTCAGAATTAACGAATCTGAATGAACATAATGTGACGCGATGACCACAGAAATTGATGGTGTTCTCCGTTCAGTTGGTGATTCAATTTCAACATCACTGTTTCGTGATGGTTCAGGTGCAATTGGTAAAGTGAACAATAGTTCATTTGGAGTTACAACCCTGGACCTGGTGACTGATAATGACGTACTTAATTTTGAAGTTGGTCAGGTGTTGGCAGTTTGTGCCACCAAGACCGGTTCAACTGTACGTTCAGGCACACTGACAGTAAGTAAGGTTAACCGTACTGCAACAGCAAACCAGGTCACAATGACCGGTAACTTGTCTGCGGGTATTTCTGCAATTGCGCAGAATGACTTTGTTTATGTCTCAGGTGATTATGACGGCATGATTACTGGCCTGGAAGGTTGGCTGCCTGCAACGGCTCCAACTGGAGGTGATTCATTCTTTGGTGAGGACCGTTCAGACGATCCAACAAGATTAGCCGGTCAACGCTATGACGGATCCAGCGGAACTATCATTGAAGCCTTGATTGAAGGTTCAGCACTGACAGCCAGGGAAGGTGGCAAGCCAGATTACTGCTTTGTATCATTTGCTGATTTCGTGAATATCGAAAAAGCAATGAATGCCCAGGTGCAGCGTGAAGTTAAGCAGAATGATTCCATTTCCGGTTATCGAAGTCTGGAATTTTATGCTCCTCACGGTGTGGTCAAGGTTGTGCCGGACAAAGATTGTCCTGCTTCAACGGCATATTTGGTAACGCTGAAAACCTGGTCCCTGATGAGTATTGGGGATGCAGTCCAGCTTACTGAGCTGGATGGAAACCGTGTTCTGCGCCAGTCTGCAGATGACGGTGTAGAAGTAAGGGTGCATTCATACTCACAACTTGGATGTTCGGCCCCTGGATATAATTGCGTTATAACTCTTCCATAAAGAAAGGAGGACAATATGGCAGCAAAGATATTCTTTGACGTACAAGCACTTAATCCGCACGTTAAGATTGTGTGCGGATCTTTCAAGCCCAATGGCAGTAGTGCAGTTGACAATGACGATAACACCGGAACAGGGTTTACAGTAGCGCGAGGGGGAACCGGTAGCTTTACCGTTACCCTGGATGCAAAGTACCCGGCCCTGCTTTCCGGTCAATGCTCATTGGCACTGAATGCAGTCGCAGACTCTAAGGTTCAATTTGGTGCAATTGATGTTGCTTCTGGCAAAACTGTTGTGATTAACGTCATAACAACTGCCTCTGCAGCTGACATTGCAGCAAATGCAAACAATAGGATTCATTTCTGCTTATTCCTGCGGAACACTGACCTCACTAAATAGGAGGTAAATATGTTTCCAAAAGAAAGCGCAATCATGATTCTCTCCAAGGGCAAAAAAGGTAAGTCCAGGGATGAGGACCATGAAGAAGAAATGGATTATATGGATGAAGATGAAGAAGAAGAAATGGAGGATTATTCTGATGAGCAGCATGAGATGGCAGAGGAGTTAATTTCTGCAGTAAAAAGCGGAGACTCTGAAGCTGTTCTGGATGCAATTCATGGAATATACAATAGCTATTAAACGGATAAGATATGGCAGACGTTGTAAGTTTGAGTGAGCTGCGCCTTTTAACCAGGCAGCGTGCAGACATGGAAAATTCGCAATTCATTACAGATGATGAGTGGCGAAGGATGTTGAACAGGAGCTACGCGGAACTTTATGATCTCATAGTGACATCAGCAAATTCCGAAGATTATTTCCTGAATACAAACACCATAAGCCTTGTCTCTGGTACTGAATCTTACGATCTTCCAGGAGACTTCTACAAATCACGCGGGGTGGACCTTAACAGCGGATCGAACAAGGTTCCCCTGCGCAGATATAATTTTAGCGAGCGCAATGTCGGAGGTTTATATTCATTAGCTTCTGACATGCGCTACCACCTTCAGGGCAATAAAATATTTTTCAATCCAACTCCATCCACTTCAGACACTGTAACTCTGTTTTATATTCCAACTCCACGGAAGTTTTTTGAATACACTGTCACTGCAATCACACGCGGGACCACAACAATGTGGACCACTGGTGCGCATAATTTTGCCGTTGATGATTTATTGGCTGCAGTGGATTTTGTTGATGGAGATGAGGGAACAGATCAATACAACGTAAACCAGACAGTAACCGCAATTGGAGCAAATACTGTGACCACGGACCTGAACTCAGCTGGCCTTGCAGATCCTAGTGTATTTGGAAATATTGAATCCAGATATGACTTTTACTCAGGGTGGGATGAGTATGTAATTATTTCAACTGCAATTTCGGCCCTGGTTAAAGAGGAAGCAGATGTGACAGCACTTTTTGCGATGCTCCAGGGAGTTAAGGACCGGATTATTGCAGTCAGTGAAATGCGCGATTTGGGAGAGCCAACAACTGTGACTGATGTAAGCAACTACAATACACTCTGGAACACGGCAACCGCATGAGCAGGATTTCATTTACTCAGCTCTCAACCGGATCACCGGCAACTGACCAGGTGCAGGGTTATATTGCAACTGCACTACATCCATTATTCCAGCTACCCTTTGCAAGTGGCAATCGTGTGCAGAATCTGGAGATTTCAATTGCAGGAACCAATGTGGCTCATGGTCTGGATCAAGCACCAGAGGGGTGGCTTGTTTTAAAAACAGATTCTCCCCAGGTGATATATGAATCTTCTGTAGTAAATGATTTTCCGAATGAGCAAATCATTTTAAAAGCAGCAAGAGTTCCTGCCTGGGAGGACAATACAGGCGGAATTGTGACAGTGGATATATTTTTCTTTTAAAGGAAACTATGGCAACAGCAGGGACAAATATAACGAGCATTGCGAAACCAGGAGTTGGCGTTAGTGTCGGACCTACCTGGGCCACCGATTTGAACACTACCATTGATGCAGTGGACAATCATGACCACTCAACTAACAAGGGAGTCAGGATTACGCCTGCAGGCATAAACGTGAATGCAGATATGGAGTTTAACCAGAATAGTGCATCAGAGCTCAAAAACTTAATTTTTGACAGTAGTGTAACAGCTGCCACAACATCTTATTCGCTTTACCAGGCAAGCGGGAATTTGTACTGGAGAAACGGATCTGGAACAGCTGTACAAGTTACCACCGGATCTTCAGTTAATGCTGGAGCTGGAAGCATAACTGGTATGTCAGGGACCGATGCATCAGTGACATATACAAATGTTGCTAAAACATTCAACTTTTTCTGTGACGGTGGAAACACCGATTTTGGCAAATTGGCTCATGCAGATCTGCTGCTGTATAAATTCACTGATGATAACACAGCAGATACAGACTACATCACTATTGCTGCAAGTGCTGCAGCGTCAGGCAGTAGTGGAACAATTACTGTTCCAGCTGAAACTGCAACCCTGCTTACAACTGGAACCAGTTATGCTGGAGGGAATTTATCTGTTACTGCTACTGCAGGCCAGATTGACTTTTTATCATCTTCAACTCTGGATCTGGCAACATCTGCAGGAAACTCAAATATTACTTTAAGTCCACATGGAACCGGTGAGGTTGTAATTGGCAGCGGATCTGCTTCTGGAAAGATCACAACCAACTCAACCCAGGATTTAGTCCTGGACACAAATGCAGGCACAAATTCAGGGTCTATCACCATTACAGACGGTGCAAATGGTGACATCACAATTGCCTGCAATGGTACAGGGGATATTGAGTGTTCAAGTGATGTAAAAACTTCAACCACCAAAAAGGTCCACCAGAAAGGGGCTTTTTTACAGTCAAGTACACACCAGGCTCTCTTTATGGGCTTTTAGAAAAAGGAGACAGCAATGGCAATTCCTTCCGGCTCCGGCAGCGAAACGCTGCAGCGGGGATATTTTACAGTAACATCAACTGCAGATACAAAGATCCTGGATGGTGCAGCTGCAAACTGGATCTATTCTGTAGTATCAATAATAATCTGTGAAACAGCAGGTGCAGCTGAAACATTTGACCTCTTCCTGGATCCAAGTGCAGGCGGAACTGATTACGAAATATTATCTGACCAGGCGTTGCCCGCCAACTCAACCTATATATTTAATGACCGTCTGGTGCTGCATGGTACGGATGAGCTTAATTTTAAAGCAGGATCATCTTGCGACATTGACATTATCATAAACTACATTGCACAGAACTGGACATAAAGGGTAGATATGAGCGGATTAGTAAATAATATTGCTACACGGTCAACTAGACACCATCCTGAGTTTTTAGCTGGAACAAAGATGGTTTTTAACCAGACTACAGCACCTACAGGATGGACAAAGGTTACTGGTTCGGGTAACGATCATGCACTCAGGTTAACTACTGGTACTGTTGGAACAGGTGGTGATGTTGATTTTGAAACTGCATTTGCAGACAAGACATTCACACCAACTATATCAAGACCAACAGCTTCAAGTGGTGCAGTCCAAGCTCATACTTTAGTAGAATCAGAAATGCCAGAACATAACCACTCACATAATCGTGGAGGTGCTTCACCCGATGGTCCACCTAATACTAGATATGAACCTGCATCTGGTTCAGGACCATATACTACTGGTGATACTGGTGGTGATGGGGATCATACACACTCATTCACTCAACCAACAATATCTATACCAACATCAAATGCAGTCCCAATTGATATAAATGTAAAATTTGTAGATGTAATCATTGCAACAAAGGATTAAATATGTCTCATTACAAAGTAATAAAACCAGATCAAAAAATTAACAAAGATGGAGAATCAATTAAAGGTTGTGATATGTCAGGACTACCAGAGGATTTTTGGGCTTTAACTTGGGATGGTTCGGACGGTCATATTGAATATGCTGGCAATGTTAAATCAAATTTAGTTGTTTCATCAAAATCACAAATAAAATCTGCATTGGGAGTTTCACTTCCAACCTTAATTGAAAGACGAGATGCAAGGATTGCAGAAATTAAGGTAGAAAAAGCAGAAGCAGAAGCTGCAAGAGCAGCCGAAATAGAAGCATCAAAAAACTGAATGGATCTACATGATTATATTATCAAATATCCTGAAACGCTGGATTCAAAAACTTGTAAAGAGATCATAAAAGGTCAGCAAAATAATTTTGAAGTCTCAAGCATTTTAAAAAATGGGAATATTCCAGAAATTAGAACTGACATTAGAAAATGCTCTGATGCCAGAATAAATAATGATGATGAAAAAATAATATTCAGGAAAGTAGGAGAAACAATAAACAAATATTGTGAGGAGTTAAATATTCCTTTTTCAGTTTTTGGGGATCAATTTAAAGATTCGGGTTATGATCTGCTGAAATATGAAGAGGGTGAATTTTATAGAAGGCACACTGATGATACAGCAAAATATCCGAGAAGGTTTTCAATGTCCATAATTGTAAATGATGAATTTTCTGGTGGTGATTTTGTGTTTTTTGATACTTATAAAGTGAAATTGGGAACAGGAGATTGTTTAGTTTTTCCAAGCAATATTTGTTTTCCGCATGAAGTCAAAGAAGTTAAAGAAGGCACAAGATATTCAATTGTCACATGGATTTTTTAAATGTCTGATTATTGCCCTTTGATCCAGAAAAAGTGTAAGGAACATAAATGCAAGTTTTTCATCCAGGTGATGGGTAAGAACCCAAATACAGGACAAGATGTTAATGAGTGGAATTGTGCAGTGACCTGGTTGCCAATGCTTTTGATTGAAGGAAGTCAGCAAACCAGGCAGGCAGGGTCAGCAATAGAATCATTTCGGAATGAAATGGTAAGGGCAAATGAAAATTTGCTGATGCTTCAAAATTGATATGAAAGAACTTTCCCTGGATGAACAGATCCAGAAAGCAGACCAGGAACTAGAATCAATATTAACAAACATAAATGAATTAGCAACCCGCCAGCAAAGACTTATTGGATATAGACAATGCCTGGTTGATATGAAGGAAGGTCATAATGCCACTGCAAAAAACACTCGTTCCGGTTGACATAGTTTCTGGATTGGACACCAAGAATGATCCGAAACTGACTCCTAAATTAACTGACCTCAAAAACGGCAGATACACCGTTGGTTCCCAGATCTCTAAACGATTGGGCTACACAGCACTCTCCCAAAATATTTCCGGCACAACAGATTTACTTTCTTCCGGTGATGGTCTTACATCATTCCAGGATGAGCTTTTGGAATTCTCTGGATCCAAACTTTATTCCTACTCTTCTGGTGTTACCAGGTGGACCGATATGGGAGGATTCCAAAGTGTGAAAATTGATTCAGACGATGTTGTACGCAATACCTCTGAAGCAAAAAACCAGGATAGTTGCATTGCGTCCGGTCTTACCCTGTATGCCTGGGAAAGTTATGATATTGCTGGAGCTCTCGAAGGAGTTTTTTGCTCAGTAATTGACTCCACAAGTGGTGCAGTCTTTCAGTCAGCAACTCTTATAGATGCAACGGCAATTAATCCCAGGTGTTTAAGGCTCGGTCCCAATCCTACTTTGTTTTACCTTGATACGTCTGCATCTCCATACGTTATGAAAACTGTCCAGGTGGATATTAATAATCCTATCAGTTTTAATTCTTCAAGCACAATTGTATCAACAGTAAACGCAACAAATTCTAATTATGATGTGGCAATCAACTCTGCAGATGCAGATGCAGGAAATGCTGTTTTTGCTTACAATTCAAGTGCATCAAATACTTTAGGGGTTGGTTACATTGACACTGATGGTGTGGTTGGAGGTCCACCAACTGGATTCCCTGCAGCGGTTACTGTTGGATCTACAAATTCAAATGACTTGATTACAATTTGTACTGACCAAGTAAATACTGATCCAACTGATTCAGAACGAATTTATGTTGCATATTCTTCCAGGACTGCATCAGCAGGATTGAAGATCAAACGCTTTAAAGGTATTTTGACGGTTGAAGCAACCCACACGGTTGAAGCATCTGCCACCGAAATTAAAGGCGCATCAATAATTGTCACCCAGGCTGGAGATCTGCAGATAATTTACACCATGAGTGCCACAAATACTTATGATTACCAGGTTAAGGGTGCGCTTTATGATGTAAGTGCAGATACTATGGGAAGTGCAGCAATCATTAAACGCAGCGTGGGATTAGCTTCAAAAATTTGGGAGTATGACAGCAACAAATATTTTGTCTGCATCCACGAATCCAGCCTGCAACCTACATATTTTCTATGCGATACAGATGGTTTGGTGAGTGCAAAAATTCTGCCTGGAACTGCAGGGACTCTTCCAGCAAAGAATTTTCTATCTTCAGTATCAGAGAACACAACTGGAGTGTTTAGATTTGGCGGACTTGTGAGAACAAGACTGACCTCCAAGAATAATGACCTCTATTCATTAACCGGAGTCTCAGAAATTGAACTGGATTTCACTTCAGTAGAAAGATTTGAGTCAGCAGAATTGGGGGGAAATCTCCATGTAGGTGGGGGATTTGTCAGCATGTACGATTCACAGCAAATTGTTGAACTAAACTTCCACTTATATCCAGAGAACGTCAGTGCAGCAGTAAATAACGGAGCTGGTTCCCTTGCAGCTGGTACATATCTATACCAGGTAATCTGGACCTGGACTGATGCAAAAGGTCAGGATCACAGATCTGCGCCAAGTGTAGCTGTTAGTGCAACTACTTCCGGTGGATCTTCAACAGTGACCTTGACCATACCTAGTCTGCGCCTTACCCAGAAAACTAACGTGGTTTGTGAGGTTTACCGGACTGTTGATGCAGGCAGACTTTTGTTCAAAGTTGGTAAGGTTGATAATAATACCGCTGCAGATTCAGTTTCATTTGCAGATGCAGGTAGCATAAATGATACAAATTTGATCGCCAAGGAAAGTTTATATACCAACGGAGGAATCATTGAAAACATACCCCCGCCTGCAAGTTTAGTTTTGACCAGCTACAAAAACAGATTGGTATGCGTGAGCTCTGAGAATCCCAAAAAACTGATCTATTCCAAGAAACGGACACCACTTAGTCCAGTGGAATTTTCAGATGTTTTCAGTATTGTCTTAAACAAAGCAAGACGTATAACGGCCCTGGCAGAATTTGACCAGAAACTGATAATCTTTGAACC